AACTTGCAGAAATCCCAACAAGTTCCTTTTCTTCCGAAATTATTTCCTTGCCAACAATTTTTAAATTCGCGGTTGAAGTTGATGAAGTTGAAGTTCGAATATAATCAACGTCGCAACCATAAAAGCTTATTTGCGAAAAGTCGACGCCTACACCCAAACCGAATTGGTGTAGAAAATCCATTTTGATAGTAACATCACAGATGGTATCGTACATCTAGACGACTAAATTTTAGATCGTTAGTTAGATCAAAGTTAATTAATTGCGTCCATAGACGCTAAATTCTCCATCAAAACGGAAAACAACTCTAGGACCAGGACCCTGAGTCTGGCCCAAAGTGGCTTCTTCGAAGAAGTAGTATAGTACAATCCTACCTCCGATAACGAAACTATTCGCCTTAGCGACATCAGACCTACCAGAATTGAAAGGAGCCGGAACGTTGGTTTGATCATCGGACAGACCAAAAACACCACCGAACACATGGCTTTGGTATCCTGAAAGTGTCGAAAAAGCTTTGATTGTAGTCGGAACAGTCATATTCTCATATCCCCAACCAAAATGAAGGGTGACTGCTCGACCGAACAAACCAGGACCAGAAGAAAGTCTCATTGACAATCGATTCCAAACAGCACTGGGATGAGGAACCAACGCTGCTGAAGTATCAGCATGTGTCCAAAACTCATAGATGTTCACATTGGAGATAACTCCTTTGCTACTAACCGTAGAGGCTTCCAACAAACGCACAGTGTCGATATGAGGTACCTTGGCAACCTCAGCATCGGACATTGATATCACATGTGCTGCGAAAGAGGTAGACATTGCATCAACTCAACAATTCAAGAATGGATTCAATATTTGATGAAATTTTTGAATGAAAGACAATTTGTGAAGTGAAAATAATGTTGTCATTTCGGCCATGTTGAATGGACCGTGATCGATATACCTTAAGCAAGTTTATGACCTAACTCACCGACTGCTACTATAATTCTGTCTGGTCAAAAAGTAAATAAATACTTCCCGCCTGATCATGCACCGAATAGTTCACGAGACTACTACACAGAAATGTTATGATTATCTGTGCTACCGCGGTGGAGACCTCGCAGAGCCACTCATTTGTGGTTGCTACATTTGCACAGTCTTGCCATTTAGGATATGACTAACCGGAAACCTCTTGGAAAGGTACATCCGAAGGTGTCTACAATGTAAAGATAATACAAAGCAGATGGTTTTTGGGTCGTACGTGAATTGACATAACACGTACCTTCCTTCATATGTTTTAAATACATGCGACGCCTTTGTCCATGCACCATGTTATTGCACTAACCAATTTAACTATTTACTTCGTATAATTGATTGCAATGAGGGTGTCGTACCTCGAGACGACTAAATTTTACATCGATAGTTAGATGTTTAATGTGACGTTTA